AAAAATCTTAATTTTTGTTGGAACAGTTATCGTTGCTGCAATTGTTCATGCAATAATCATGCATGAGAGAGTTTGCGACATTGAGGGAGAACTCAATTTTATCGATCTATACACTAATACTAAGATTAAGAATCTAGTTTCACGAATTGAAAAGTTAGAAGAGGTAATAGAAAAGGAGTCAAATATGAAGAACCAAGAATCAATATTTGCAGGAGTAGTAATAGAGGATGCTGTTCATAATCCTGCTCACTATAGACAAGGTGAAATTGTGAAGTTATAACAGAAATCAGGGAAACAAGGTAAAGGAGCAAAGATATGAATAATGTTGTTTTAATTGGGAGGTTAACAAGAGAGCCAGAGATAAGATACACCGAGGCACAGCTGGCGATTGCAAGGCTTAACCTGGCGGTAGATAGGCAAAAAGCAAAAGACAAAGAGGCGGGGGCAGACTTTATAAATATAGTCGCATTTGGGAAAACCGCCGAGGCGATTGAAAGATTCACAGATAAGGGGAAGAAGCTAGCAGTACAAGGACGTATTCAGACAGGAAGTTATGTGAACAAGGAGGGGAACAAGGTATATACTACAGATGTTATAGCTGATAGAGTAGAATTTTTAGAATGGAAAGAGAGAGAAGAGGATAACGACCTGCCAGCAGGCTTTGAGCAGTTAGATGAAGAGCTGCCATTCTAAGGTGATGAAATGATTAAAATATCAACAAAAACAAAATTACAGAGAGCAACAAAGGCGGAAGTTATCGCCTTTGCTCTCAAGCTAGAGAGAGAGAACGAAATACTAAAAAAATGCGACGAGAGCGATCTCGCTAAGTATCTGAAACAAAACGGGTACTATGATGTTAATCATCAATTAAGAGCCAAGGAAGACAATGAGAGATATTATATAGCAGGAATTGAGTACCTGCTGCGAGCAGGCAATGGAACTGGCGATATCATCAAGGTGAACAAAAGACAGATAGAGGAAAATTTTGAAAGGATATAAATTATGGGAATAATGGTAATAATGTATGCTTTAGCAGTGGCGGTAATGGCGGCGGTAGTGTCTTACACTATGATTCAAGAAGTAAAGAAAATAGACAACAACACTAAAGAAATTCTTACAGAAAAAGAGATAAGGAGAAGTCAGATAATAGAGCTAATGCTAAAAGTACAGATGTTAGAGGATAGAATGAAAAAAGAGGCAGAAAGTGATAAAACGAACGAATAAATACAAAAACATTAAGACTACTGTTGGCAATCTCAAGTTCGACAGCAAGAAGGAAGCTAAGAGATTTGAGGAGCTATTGTTGCTCCTCAAGGCTCACGAGATAGAGGAACTAAGGCTACAGCATAGCTTCACGCTTATTGAGAGCTACACAGCTCTAGATGGCGAGAAAATAAAGGCGATGAAGTATATAGCAGATTTTACATACACAGACAGAAAGAGAGGCTTTGTAGTTGAAGACGTAAAGGGAAAACGAACGGATGTTTATAAAATGAAAAAGAAGCTTATGAAAGATATATATGATATATCAATAACAGAAGTTTAGACGTGGAGGCGGGAAAATGAGCGAAAGAGCGGAGATAGAGCAAGCTTGCAGAAAGCTAGCAGAAGCAAAAGATAATAGAGTCAATCATAAGATTATAGGAATAATCAGCAGAGCGAATAGCAAAGAATTAAGGAACATATTATATTATAGATTCGTGCAGGGGTTAACTTGGGAAGAGACAGCTAAAAGGTTGGGTTATAGGAATGGCGATGGCGTTCGGATAACTTATAATAGGTTTTATGATAGTAAGGGCAATTTGAAGAAAAAATAAAAACGGCGGAGAAACCGCCTTTTTAAAATTAAAAAAAATATAAAAATATTATAATAAACACTTGCAAAAATGATAACATTATGGTAGAATATAAGAGCAGTAAGGAAAGGGGGTGATTGAAATGCGAAAGCGGAGCAAACAAAAAGACGAGCTCGAAACAGTGAAAATAAGTAAAGCAATCTCACTAATCGGGCTCGCTACAGCAATTATTAACTTAATCAAAGCGATTATAACAATAATTAGCTAAAAAGTCAATAGGGCAGGGGGGAGAAATCCCCCAACACTGCCCTGAAAAAGAGAAAATATAAGGAGGAAGAGATGAAAGTTTTAGAAATAATTATAAGTATAATAAATGTAGTAGTAATGGGCAGTTTGTTCATAACTCTTACAAAATTAGAAAGGAGATTGAGAGATGACAAAAGAAAAGAAAACGGAGAGAATAACTCTCTTAGTCACTAAGAGCCTGAGAGAGGGGATTGACCGCAGGGCGGAAGCAGAAGGGCGTACGATGAGTGGTTATATCCAGTGGCTAATAACGAAAGATATAAAGGAGAACACAGAGGAATAAAAAGCAAACAATTCCGGAGAACTTAAACGGTTCTCCTTTTTTATTTGCCTTTTAATAATGTATCTAAAAAAGAACATAAAAAAGAAAATTTGTTCGGAAAAACACTTGACAACGGAGCAATACTTAACTTAATCCTCCTTTTTATAACTTACCTAAAGAGAGCAAGAGGGCGAGGCAGGAGCTTTGCCCTTGAAATCTCGGGGGAGAAGCGGGGGAGATAATGAAGAAAGCAGACAAGTTCTACCTGACAAAGGAATGGAAGAAGAAGAGGCTAGAAGTATTAAGACTAGATAAGCATAAGTGCCAACGCTGTAAGGCACGGGGGATACTTACCCCAGCCACTACCGTACACCATAAATGGGAACGGCGGGAGTTTCCGCAGTATCAGTTAGACATATACGTCGAAGCGAACGGGCGAACACAGAGAAACCTTATAAGTCTATGCAGAGATTGTCACGAAGCCGAACATAACAGGTTCGGTAATTCCGAACAACTAACAGAGGAGAGATGGTAGAGCCGAACAACCGAACAGAAAAAAACGAACAACCGAACAAGAAACCGAACAGCCCCCGTCTGATAATTTCAAGGCTTAAAACAGACTTGGGAACCGAGGGGGGGGTCTCGACAATCCATAAAAACACACAATTCGCATAAGGGAGGAAGAAATGGCAAAGAAAGTAACAGCGACAACTTTGAGGCGGTCGCTAATCGAACAACTAGAAAAGAAAGGCAATAATATACCTGTTTTTATTTCGCTTGTAGACAACTATATGGAACTGTTCGCAACAATGAACGGATTACAAGCCGACATAAAAGCAAGGGGAGTAGTTGTGTCTTGGGATAATGGCGGCGGACAGAAAGGCGTTAAGAAGAATGACAGCATTGACCAGCTAAATAAAACCTCTGCACAAATGCTCAAGATATTAAAAGAGTTAGGAATTAAGGCGGAAAGCGGTGAGGTAGTTGAAGAAATTACCTTATAGCCTTTCTAAATATATAGACGACATACTGTCCGAACAGGTAAAAACCAATAAAGATATTAAGGCTTGGGCTAAGTATGTTCTTAACTGCTTCAAGGTGGAGGACATATATGTTGATGTTAAGCAGCTTGATAGCTATCTATCACTTGAGAAGTATTTCTACTTCCAGCTGTATGACTGGCAAAAGTGCCTAACAGGACTGTTCCTTTGCACATACTGGCGGAAAACGAACACCCCTAGATGGTCAGACTTGATAGTAGTTGGCGGAAGAGGAATGGGCAAGGATGGATCTATTGCATATATGTCCACCTGCGTAACATCACCGTACAACGGAATTGATAGATACGACGTTGATATATGTGCGAACAATGAAGAGCAATCCAAGCGACCAGTATTTGATATTATAGAAGCCTTTGAGCAGCCTAAAAACCTAAAAACAATTACCCACTTTTTCAGCTGGACGAAAGAGCAGGTAAGGTGCAAGGCTACTAAGTCAACTGTTAAGGGGAGGACGAACAACCCGAAAGGCAGAGACGGAATGCGGTCAGGGATGGCAGTGTTCAACGAGGTTCATCAATATGAGAACTACGACAACATAACTGTTTTTACAACGGGGCTTGGAAAGGTGGCACACCCTAGACGGCTTTACTTCACATCACAGGGAGAAGTAAGAGAGGGCGTGATAGATGACCTCATCAAACAAGGCGAGGAAATACTCCACGGCGGGATGAATGATAACGGCAAGATGTTCTTGCTCTACAGATTGGATGACAAGGAAGAGGTACACGACGAAGCTAACTGGATAAAAGCCAATCCGTCGATTGAAGATAATCCAACGCTAATGGAAGAAGTTCGAAAAGAATATAGAGAATGGAAAGAGAATCCGCACTTCAATGCGTCGTTCATGACTAAGAGAATGTGCATGCCTGCTAATGTATCCGAATTAGCAGTAACCGCTTGGGAGAATTTGGAAAAATGCAACAAAGAAATCCCAGATCTAACTGGTTCAGAATGTACGGTAGGAATCGACTATGCGAAGACTACGGACCTAGTCAGTGTCAATGCACATTTCAGAATTGGCGACAATAGGTACGACATAAATCATTCTTGGTTATGTTTAAGGTCAGCAGACCTTAACAGAATAAAAGCACCATATAGAGAGTGGGCGAGCTTGGGGCTTATAACCTTAGTTGATGATGATGAAATACATCCAGTTTACATCACAGACTATATACAAGGGCTAAAGACTAAGTATGTAATCAAGAAAATCGCAATAGATGACTTTAGATTTTCGTTATTGGCTAAGGCGTTGAGAGATGTCGGATTTAGCAGAGAGGATAAAAATCTAAAAATGGTAAGACCATCAGACGTAATGCGAACTGCACCTGTCATAGACTCTTGTTTTAGCAATGGGTATTTCCATTGGAATAACAATAGAGTACTGATGTGGGCGACTAATAACACTAAGCTAATCAGGCACAACAAGAATGCGCAAGAGGATATGGGCAATTTTGTGTATGGCAAGATAGAGGGCAGGTCGAGGAAGACCGATCCATTTATGGCGTTAGTTGCCAGCATGACGATAGAAGAAGAATTAGATACATGTGATTATACAGATATAGCCTTGCCAGTTTTTACTTGCTAGGCAGAAAGGAGATAAATGGGCTTTATAGATTTTTTTAGGGATTTGCTTATAAGTAAGCCTAACGACGGCAAGTATGAATTGTATCAGATAGAAGTGGCGAAAAAAGATTTTGCCGTCCAACTTTTAGCTTTTCAAGCTGCGAAAAATAAAATTGCAAATGCTTTTGCAAAATGCGAAATACAAAAACTTGAAAACGGCAAAAAAGTAGAAGACGAAGACCATTACAGGTTCAACTACGAGCCTAATCGCAATCAATCAGCGAGCGAGTTCAAGAAGCGGTTAATAAGTAAGTTACTTGTAGGAAATGAGTGCCTAATTATCGAAATTGGTGGCGAGTACTTCATAGCTGACAGCTTTACAAAAGAAACAGACGGAATAAAAGGAAGTAAGTACAGAGACATAACTGTCAATAATAAGACCGTAAAAAAAACATGTTCAGAAAATAACGTGCTGTACTTCAAGCTCAATAATGACAACATTACAGGACTTGTCAGCACTCTAAGTAAAACCTACTCTGACATCATTCAATATAGTGAAGCTTCATACAGAAGAAGTAAGGGAAGGAAAGCAGTATTGAATATCGAGGCAAGGGCAAGTAGCAACCCGAAGTTTAGTGAGAATGTTGATAAGCTGTACAACAAGGATTTGCGAAGTTTCTTTGAGGCTGATAACGCAGTACTTCCCCTTTTTGACGGATTTAACTATGACGAGCTTACAGCAGTTAAGGGAGCAACGGACGCCAATACAAGAGACATAAAAGCACAGATTGACGATGTGTTTGATTTCACAGCTAGGGCGTTCAACATTCCAGTCGGATTACTTAAAGGCGATATTGTAGATACCGAACAAATGACACACGACCTGTTGACATACTGTATAGAGCCAATTACAAAGCTCATTGAAGATGAGCTAATAAGGAAGAAGATAGGATTAACAGGATTCATATATGGCAACACATTCAAGGTAAGTACATCGAGAATAACTAATGTTGACATTATTAAGAGTGCAACAGCAGTGGACAAGCTGATTGCAAGCGGAGTGTGTTCAATTAACGAAATTAGAGAAAGGTTCAAGCTGGAGCGACTTGACGAAGATTGGGCGAGCAAGCACTTCATAACTAAGAACTATACAACATTTACAGACTTAAAAAACTCTGAGAAAGGAGGAAACTGATGGACTTTTACAAGTTTACAGTCAAGGACAGAGTAGCTAACTTGTATATATTCGGAGATATATACTCGGATACCAGCTTGATGGCTGAAATCGCCGAATTAGACGTTGATGAAATCAATGTCTATATCAATAGTTATGGTGGAGCAGTATCAGAGGGACTAGCTATATATAATGCCTTGAAAAATCACAAAGCGACAGTTAACACATACTGTCAAGGATTCGCTTGTAGTATCGCAAGTGTGATTATGCAGGCTGGAGACGTTCGCTATATGTGCAGCAGCTCTCTATTGATGATACATAACGCCTGGACGCTTACAATGGGCAACTCAGAGGAGCTGCGAAAAACGGCAGACGACCTTGAGAAAATCAACGGAGAAGTGCTGAAAATCTATGTTGAAAAATCGGGATTATCAGAAGACGAAGTAAAACAAATGCTAGATGACGAAGATTGGATAACATCAGATGAGGCTGTGGCTAGGGGCTTTGCAGATAAGGTCATCAAAGAAGATGACGAAATAAAGCAAAAGGTTCAAAACAAACTTAAGCAAAAGGAAGAACCTGCAACGCCTAAACCGGCAGAACCGAAAAACGAAGAAAAAAAGATTTTAAACCTATTTAATTTTTAAACGAAAGGAAGAAAAATGAAAGATTATAAGAAATTGAAAGAACAAATCAAGGCGAAAATGATTAAAGCTATCAATGACAATGATACTGAGCAGTTCGCAGAGCAGTACACTGCCCTTGCTGCAACAGTTGAAGAAGAAATGATGGCGAAAGTAGACGAAAAGGTCGCTAATGCAGTGTTAGAAGCTAAAGAAGAACTTAATGAGGAAATCTTGGCGGAAAGAGGCTGTAGAAGACTTACATCAGACGAAAAAGATTACTACAACAAAGTAATTGAAGCTATGAAGTCTGACAATCCACAGATGGCACTAACTAACGTTGATAAGACTATGCCTCAGACTATTATCGAGAGCGTTTTGGACGACCTGAAAAAAGAGCACCCGTTGCTTTCAAAAATCAACTTCCAAAATACAACTGGGCAGACAAGGTTCATATTCAGCGACACGAAGCTTGGTAAGGCTAAATGGGGAGCATTGAATACTGCAATCGTCGAAGAGGTTGCAGCAGGATTTAGAGCTGTAGATGTAACACTATTGAAGCTAACAGCTTTCCTACCTATATCTAAAGATATGCTTGACTTGGGGGCTCCTTGGCTAGATCAGTATGTTAGAAGCTTACTTGTTGAATATCTAGCAGCAGGATTAGAGGACGGCATTATCAACGGAGATGGCAAAGACAAGCCTATTGGAATGTTGAGGCAGTGCGGTGCTGGAGTTGTTGTAACAGGTGGCGTATACCCAGAAAAATCTAAAGAAGCGGTCAAGGACTTTGCAATGGAAACAGTTGGCAAGCTTGTTGCGAAGCTAGCAAAAGACGAAAAAGGCAACGCAAGAGATGTGAAAGACTTGGTTTTGGTGGTTAACTCTAACGATTACTACTCTAAAATCCTGCCTGCAGTAAGGATTTTAACAACCGGCGGGTTCTACGCTGACGTATTCCCAGTTGAAGCTGAGATAATCCCGACTGCTGCAATTGCAGAGGGTACTGCGGTGCTAGGTATCGCTTCAAACTATATGCTAGGCGCAGGAATGAGTAAAGATGGAAAGATTGAGTACTCTGACGACGCTAAGTTCATAGAAGACCAGAGAGTCTACATCACTAAGCTATACGCTAACGGATTACCTAAGGACAACACTTCCTTCCTTGCATTAGACGTATCTGGCGTAAAAGCATTCATGTGGCAGGTAGAAACTACCGCTAAAAAGTAGGTGGTTAGATGTTACTTAACGACGTTAAGAATTATTTGAATATTACATGGGAAGATAGCGAGCTTGATAGCAAGCTAAGCTCAATGATAGAGAGAGGGAAAGCCTCCCTCTCGAACTCTATCGGGCAAGGCTTAGACTTTGAGAATGATACTCAAGCTAAGACCTTGCTTCTCAATCACGTGATGTATGAAAACAGTGCAATACTGCACGAGTTTTACAAGGATTATAAAGAAGAGATAAACACACTATATATCTTAGAGAGGGTGAAAAATGCCAAGGATAAGGAATAGAGAGTTCGAAACGTTCAACGATGGGATAATGAACATCTATGATGGCAAGGAGAGACGTAAAGGTAAGAAGAAATTCAGCAATATACGGTTTGGCAATAAGGTCATTGGTAACAAGAAGTATTACGAAGCTAAGGTTCTCAACGAAAAACTAGAAAAAGCCGTGGTAATTCCACCGATTAACGTTAGCCAGACTGATTATGTAGAGATTGGACTTGAGACTTATGCTATTTCGTCAATGCAGTACAAGTTTGACGCTCAACCACCTCACATTCTGCTCAATCTTGTGAAAGGCGGTGTTAAGATTGGCAGTCGTTAAGATTGAAGATATTGAAAAACAGCTTGGCAAGATACTAGATGATTTCAATCGCGAGGTCAATCTTGCAAACGTGAAAGCAGTCAACAAGACGGCTACTGAAACGGCGAAATATCTCAAAGAGAAGTCGCCAAAATCAAAGCGAAAGACCAGCGGGCAGTACGCCCAGAGCTGGGGCGTAAAAAAAGGCAATGTTGCAAGGCTTGGTTACACGGCACACGTGAAGCTGAAAAAACCGAATTATAGGCTCGGACATTTGCTTGAATATGGACATGCAACAAGAAGCGGGGGCAGGACAAGAGTAATAGTTCACGTGAAGCCAGCAGAGAAATTCGCAAGCAGGTTATACCTTGAAAATTTAAAAAAAGGAGTTGAAAAAATTAAATGATAGAGGAAATATTGAAAAAAGTAAAAGCAAAATTCAATATCGAATACGCAGAACATCACTTTGAGGAGGCTGTTATGCTACCTTTCGTCGTTTATTTTTCAGAGGATAACTTTTTTTTCGCAGACGGTAGGAACTACTTAAAATCTCAAAAGCACTATTTAGAGCTTTATACGGATAGGCAGGAAGAAGAAATTGAAGGATATATAGAAGAATTGCTTGACAATACAACATTCACAAAAGAAATCGAATATATCAAAGATGAAAATATGTTTATCACAATTTATAAATTTGAAGAAATCTAAAGAAAGGAAAGAAAAAATGGCAGAAAATGGAACAAATAAAGTAATGTACGGCTTGAAAAATGTACACTATGCAAAAATTAAAGGAGTGGGAGCAGAGGGTTTGCCAACCTACGAAACGCCAAAGCCATTACCAGGTGCTATTTCTCTCAACATCAAGGCTGAGGGTAACACTAAGGACATCTACGCAGATGATATTGTGTATTTCTCCGTTACAACCAATAAGGGCTATAACGGCGACTTGGAAGTGGCGAAGCTAACAGATGACTTCAGGGCGGACATTCTAGGAGACGAAAAAGACACAAAAGGAGTAATGAGTGAAAACTCATTCGCTAAAACTGTAAATTTCGCATTGCTATTCGAATTTGATGGAGATGTAAAAGCTACTAGACACGTGTTATATAACTGTATAGCTACGAGACCTGACCTTGAGAGCAAGACAAGGGAAGAAGACACAGACATTCAAAAAGAAAAATTATCTCTTAAAGCAACACCGCTTGCGAACGGTCTTGTTAAGTCAAGAACAACCGAGGGCGGCGATAAGAACACATATGATAATTGGTACAAGGCAGTTACTATGCCGGTGAAAATGTAGGAGGCAGCATGAAGGTTGAACTAGGGGGAAAAACTTATGACTTCGAGGTAACGGTTGGAACAATAAGACTTTACAGAAAGCTTCTAAACAAAGACATACTTATTGAAAATGAGATTATAGAAAAAGTTAAGGAGAAAGTGAAGAGAGCAACTCTCGAAAGTGAAATGTACGAAAATCTAACGTATGTATTGTGTTATCAATCAGATGACACGATAGGAACATTAGAAGAGTTCTTTTCAACCATATCGGTTAAGGAATTTGCGAAAGCGGAAGTAGCGGCGGTAGAGTGCTGGATTGCAAGTGTTTACACGATTGAGGAAGATAAAAAAAAATAAGCTATGGGGGCGGGAGAGTATCTACCCCTAAATTGCTAAATCGGTGCTTAGAACTAGGGCTATCTATGCAAGACCTTGACTATATCACAATAGGAATGGTCTTGGATATGATAACAAGTAAAAGTAACGAAGACGGAGAAGATGAGAAAGGGGTAAAAGTCGCAACACAAGGCGATTTTGACAAATTCTAAATGGCAGGAAATATAAAGGGCATTACAGTTGAAATAGGAGGACAGACAACAAAACTGCAAAAAGCACTCGCACAGGCGAGAACTGCCACTGCCCCCTTAAAAAAAGAGCTGGGGCAAATAAATAAACTCTTGAAAGTAAATCCAAGTTCGATGACCGCACTTGGACAAAAACAAAAGGTCTTAGCAGGTCAAATAGAGCAGACAAAAAACAAATTGTCAGCGCTGAAACAAGCTCAAGACAGGGCAATGAAAAATCCCAACGTATCAAAGAATACGGAAGAATACAGGAAGCTAGAGAGAGAAATTGAGTTTGCAGCAAATGAGCTTAAAAAGCTGCAAAAACAGCAACACTTAGTAGCTGTGCAATCTAGCAGGCTTGGGCAGGTATCGGCGAAGTATAAGGCAATTAGTCAGAGAGCTAATGAAGCGGCACAAAAAGTTCGAGGAATTTCAATTGCGAGCGGTCTGCTTGCTGGAGCTAGCTTGAAAGTGTCGGCGGATTTCGAAAAAGAAATGTCGAAGGTCCGAGCAATCTCAAAGGCAACAGGAGAAGATTTTGAAAAACTGAAAGCTAAAGCAAGAGAAATGGGAGCGAAAACAGAGTTCTCCGCTACTCAGTCTGCAGAAGCAATGAAATATATGGGTATGGCAGGCTGGAAAGCTGGCGAGATGATAGACGGTCTAGAGGGCGTTATGAATCTTGCTAGTGCCTCTGCAGAAGACTTAGGTAATGTTTCGGACATTGTAACTGATGGATTAACTGCATTCGGACTGAAAGCGAAAGACAGTTCACGTTTCGCCGACGTGTTAGCTTCTACTGCGACTAATGCAAACACTAACGTTGCGATGATGGGCGAAACGTTCGCAATGGCGGCACCTGTCGCAGGAGCGTTAGGGTATAAGCTGGAAGACGTGGCACTTGCCACAGGTCTAATGGCTAATAGCGGTATCAAGGCAAGCGTTGCGGGTACGGCACTTCGCTCTTGGATGAGCAGAATGGCAAAACCAACTGCAGAAGTCCGCACAGCGATGAAGAAACTGGGCATATCTATGACAGACTCTAAAGGACATATGAAGACCTTTAGAGAGGTTATGGCGGACACAAGAAAAGGCTTCTCGAAACTTGACGAGAAGAGCAAAGCTATGTATGCTTCAATGATTGCAGGAAAGCAAGGTATGGCGGGTATGCTATCTGTTATCAACTCGTCAGATGAAGACTTCAACAAGCTAGCTAATGCTATCGATAACAGCACAGGTTCCGCAAAGGAAATGGCAGAGCAGATGAGGGATAACCTGTACGGCGATATGACACAGCTTAAGAGTGCAGCAGAAGAGCTTGGTATTGGAATAGGCGAAGGGCTCAGACCTGCTATGAGAGCAGCGGCAAAGGCATTTAAGGGCTTTGTTGATATATTAAACAAAATGCCGCAAGGAATGAAAACAGCGGTCGCTCTTGGATTAGCAGGAACTGCTAGCTTATATCCTTTAGCTAAGGTTGTAGAGGGAACCACTGGAGCATTTGGAACACTCACAGAAAAACTTGCAAAAATGAGAGCAAACGCCCTAGCAGGCAAAGGAGCAATCGGGAAACTCTGGGGCACACTATCGGCACATCCTGCTCTAGCGGTTGCAGGAGCGATAGCAGGAGCTGGCGTCGCACTGTATGCATTCTGGCAATCAGTGAACAAGATACGCAATGAGATGAAGAAGTTCCATGAAGAACAAGAAAAAAAGCTCGGGGCGTACAGAACCGAAGCTGGAGAGATAGATTTCTTAAAACAAAGACTAGAGGAATTAGCAGCAATTGAAGACAAGACGGGCTATCAGAAGATGGAAATGTCCGAAATTGTCAAACAGCTGAATCAAAAGGTAAAAGGATTAAATCTAACTTACGATGAAGAGAACGACAAACTGAATCAAAATATTGGCACAATCAAGAAAAAAATTGACGCATACAAAGAAGAGGCAAGGGTTAAGGCATACGCAGAACAACATTCTGCTTATCTCAAGAAGCAAATCGAATATCAAGAAAAAATGAGAAAGAAACTTGATGAAGTAAGAAAGGCTGAAAAAGAACTTGAAGCCATTCGAGCCAATGCGGGAACTAGTCTTAATAACGACGCAGCTATTCAGAAGCAACAAGGTGTTGTCAATACCCTCAAAAAAGACTTATCAGATCTAACTAAAAACTTCAACGAAGCGAAAGAAAGTGCCGACAATATGGGTAACACAACAGTATTTTTAAGTCTTGTCCAAAAGGCAAGGCAGGCGGGTATTGATGTGCCTAACGCACTCCAAGAGGCTATTGTTAGCAACAAGCTAGCAGTGCCGCAATCAATTGAAGAGCTAAAAAGACTATGCGATCCAGAGTTTGCTGAAATGGTTGAAGAAGCACAACGTAAAGGTATTGACATACCAGAAAAAATCAAAAACGGCTTAGCAAGCGGGAAAATGTCGGTTGCAGAAGCTAGCTCAGAACTTAGAAGATTGACAACTGAGAACTTAGACGGAGCAAGTCAAGCAAGAATGCAAGGACGGTTTACAGCAGAAGGTTATGCTAGCGGAATCGAGAGTTCAGGATGGAGAGCCGTAGGTGCTGCTGCGAATCTGGTGGACAAGGTGATGAGACAGATAAAGAGAAGTCAAGATTCTCACTCTCCATCTAAAAAAACATTTAAATTAGGGCGGTTCGCAGGGCAAGGATACGGCTTGGGAATTGAGAGCGAGATTAGAAACACTCAAGGAAGTGCTAAAAGGCTTGTAAATCAAGGCTTGAAGCCTCTCGGAATAAGCGGACAAATCGGCAAATTAAATGCAGTAATGGGATACAATCTCAATGCCAACAATACAACCAATGTTAATCTTAATTATCAGGCAATAGAAGAGGCTATGACAAGAGCTATAACCAAGCTCGATATGGGCATATCAATCGATGGAAGGAAGTTCGGCAGAGCAATAGCGGAAAGCGGGGTGGTTATCAATTGATAAGATTTGGATATAGTGGAATTGGAGGATATATAGACTTCAATGATTACAACACGAGGCTAATAGATGGCAACCTGCATACACATAGCTGGACTTACGATAGCAGCAAGGAGCAATATGGCGAGAGAGTGGGGCGATTTTCGAAAGATAGCTTGTTCTACGAGCTTAAAATCCTCTTCACAGAACACGCAAGAGCAGAGCTGAATAAGTTCCACGACATTACAGAAGCCTGTGTTATCAATAATGTGCCGGGTACTCTATACTGGGATGACTGGGAGCTAGATTGTTTCATTATAGAACAATCTACAAGACCATCCGATGATTATTTCGGGGCAGAGAGAACATTCAAAGTATTTGCACCCTATCCTTTTTGGATAAGGAAAAATAAAAAAGAATTTCTAAAAAATGAAGAAACTTCAACGCAAGGGTTAGATTATAACTACGATTACAACTATGATTATGCCAAAACAAAAAAAGGCTCTGAAAGATGGCAAAGAAAACACATCGCACCATCACATTTCAGATTTGAGATATATGGCACTGCTGTAAATCCTTCAATTAGAATAAACGGACATACATACGCCGTCGAAAGCAAAGCAGAGCAAGGAGAGTATATTGCTATAGACAGTAGAGAGCAGATTGTTGAAAAGCGAGATATAAACGGCAGAGGAACGAATCTATTCGATAAGAGAGTCGGCGACATCTTCCGGAAGATTGAAGCTGACGATTTAGAGGTGGACTGGAGCGGAGCTTTTGGGTTCACTCTCGCCATCTATGAGGAGAGGAGTGAGCCAACATGGTAATCTACACAGACGCAGAGAGAAGAGAACAGGGGTTCTTGCAGTTTGACAGGGCAGACTTTGACTTGACGGATAAAAAAGACTTTGAGATTGTTATCGGCTTTGACGAAAAAGCCCAAACGGTTGGGCTTGGTTCAATAGTAACAGAAGAGCATGGGGATTGTGGTGGGATAATCGGCGAGAAGAAAGTAAGCACAGGGAATAGGACTATTACATATAGTGGCTACACTTGGCTTGGAATCCTCGAAAAAAGGATAGTAGAACCACGCAGTGGTGATGATTACTATATTATCAACGGCGAAATCTCAGTGGAAGTGAACTCTCTACTGGATTACACTGACCTTGAGGAATTGTTTGTTTTTGATGACTTATCAGATAGGACTGTTAAGCCATCGCTGGACTTTGTGAAAATACAATTGCCGAGATACTGCACAGTCCTTGAAGCACTGAAAAAGATTGCAGAAACAACAGGCACATACTTAAAACTTCGCTACAAGCGAAATGATGATGGCAAGGCAACAGTGGGGATAGGTTTTGATTATAGCTACTTCTATGATAGAAGATTTAAAGTTATAGCGAACTTCACAACGATGGACAAGACCAATGGCGTTAATCACCTCATATGTCTTGGCAAGGGCGAGTTAAAAGATAGAGCAGTTGCACACTTTTACATTGGAAGAAAAGGGAATGTGACTGAAAAACAAGAGCTATTTGGTCTTGACGAAGTAGCAGAAATATACGAAGATACAAGTTCTGACCTTGAGGAACTCACAAAGCGAGGACTTGAGAAGATAGTCGAACTTGCGAAAAAGACAAAAGCAATAGTTGATATCGACGATAACGGAGAACTTACAAGCATAATGCAGGAACCTGTTGTGGGTGATACTATCGAGAATAGCACAGATGGCACGAGGATAGACATAACAAACAGGATTGTCAGTTATGACAATGACAATCGAAAAATTCAGTACAAATCAGAAACGGAAGGCGGAGAGTGATGGGAGAAATGAAGATAATAACAGGTGTTACAGGAGAACCTCACGTAACACCTGCGCAAGACGCAATGTGGCACAGAGGAATTTTCGGTAAGGATAATATTATTATTAACGACGAAAAAACCGAAAACTTCAAAGCCGAGATTGTTTCGAATAATGAAATCAGAATAAGAAGCGGTATTTGCTCGCTGCAAGGAGTGTTAGGCTGTATTGAAGTTGGCGACCACGCAACTATCAACATCGATAACGGAGAACAGGGCAAGAATAGGATCGATACAATATCGATATACTACGAGAAGGGATACGACAATAATGAGAGTTTGAGGTTCAGAGTAATCAAGGGCGTTCCGTCACAAGGGACTGCATTCGCTAATACGTCTCAGTTCGAGACAGGCGATATTGGCGTAGCAAGAAGGGCGGATAGTCCACTTTATTACGTCGAGCTTCAAGGGCTGCAAATTAAGAGCATTAGGGCTGCGATGATAGTAGCTCCGCCTCTTAGCCAGGCGGTAGGCTTGCTTAAAAAGGTATTCGACGAAGCTCAGAGATATCCGATGAAGGTATACGAAGGACAGGCAATGATGAACGGCGACGAAGAACGGTCGTTTGGTGGTGGTCTACTTGGAGCACCAACAGGGCTATGTCTTGTGTTCTGTCCATATGTGAATGGACAAGTTGTAGACGGTAACTATCACACAGTGACTATCCCCAAAAAGCAAATTGAAGACCATCCAGGCAAGGGGTATGACATATGGCTAAACAAGGGCGATGGTGCAGTTGAGAAGTACTTATATATATACCCCGACAGGGTTAAAGGATATAAGGATAACAACAAACACGGAGCTCAAAACTGGGTACTTCGTGCAATGTACTTGATATAGGAGGTTATATGCAATCAGAAGCGATAGAACTATTACAAGACATTTCGATCTGGAAGATACTAGTCATAGTGACCGCAATCTTGCTTGTCGTCAAGACGTTAAAGCCTTTGTTTGCCTTTGCAAATGGAACAAGAAAACAGTATGAAATGCTTCAAAAACAATGTGAGGAAATGAAAAAAATCTCAAAACAGATGGAACATAACAATAACGGAACATTGTCTATATTGCGCTACCGCATACGGAGAGAATGCCAAAAAGCACTCTTTCAAAATTATATAACAATAGAGGTTTTAGAAGATTTGACAAAAATGTACAAAGCATACAAAGACCTCGGAGGTAACGGCTCAATAGAGCGAATGTATAAGACTGCAATCAAGTTGCAGATACGAAAGGAGACTTACAAATGATAAACTGGAAACTAAGACTTAAGAACAAGACAACCTTGATAGCACTGCTAACAGCGGTGGTAGCATTCATCTATCAGACACTAGGACTGTTTAAGATTGTGCCATCAATCACTGCTGATGACGTGCTAAAAGTAGCAGGATTAGCAGTTAATGTGCTAGTACTGCTTGGAATAGTGGTAGATCCTACAACAAAAGGAATCGCTGATAGCGAGCAGGCCAAAGGCTACGACAAGCCAAAGGAGGATGAATAGTGGCAACATATAACGTACACGCAGGGCACAATTGGCACGTGACGGGAGCGAGAGGATACCTTGACGAGACAAAGGAAGACAGAATTGTCAAAGATGAAGTTATAAGACTCTTAAGAAGAGAGGGGCATACAGCATACGACTGTACCGACGAGGACGGCAGAACGCAGGCTGATAATCTTCGGAACATAGTTAAGAAGTGCAACACACACAGTGTGGATCTTGACGTATCTATTCATCTGAACGCAGGCGGTGGTACAGGTGTTGAGGTATGGCAGTATGACAACAGAACTAAGGCAGTAGCTGATAGAATTTGCGAAACTATCTCTGATAAGCTAGGGCTTAAGAATAGAGGAAGCAAGACAACGGACAAGCTATACGTGCTTAATAAGACCAATGCCAGGGCTATACTTGTTGAGTGTTGCTTCGTAGACAGACAGGCTGATTATGACGCTTGGAGTGGCAGTCAGTGTGCTAAGGCTATTGTTGAGGGGATACTTGGAACAAGTATTGATAACGGCGATAGAGGTGGCGATAACTCTTCTGGCGGGTCAGACGATGAGTCGGGTACCGACAAGATTGATGTCAAATATACTGCCTGTGCCAAAACTAATAGGTGGAGGGCTGCTAAGTGGCAAGGTGAGATTACTAATGCAGGTAGTGGTACTAATGGTTACGCTGGCGTTATTGGTCAACCACTGCTAGCACTGCAGGCATATACGGTTGGCAACGCAGACAAGGTTGGCAAGCTGATGTATAGGCTTAGACCTATTGGCAGCAAAGGGTACTGGTCGTGGCAAACCGACAAGGAAACCGATAAATATGGCGAAACCTGGGCGGGCAACAAGAAGACCAGGTATGATGGCATCCAAATGCACCTAGCGGGTGGTGGTGACCACCAGGTTAGATACAGGGTTTACTGTAAAGGTAAAGGCTGGCTTAGTTGGATTACAGACTATGGCGACGGAGCAGATGGATATGCTGGGTGGCGAGGATACGAAATTCAAGCTGTGCAAATCGAAATCGTATAGTGCTAAAATTGGGGCGACATGCCCCTTTTTTAATATAAAAAATCATAGATTTTATCAATTGGAAATAAGAAAAATAATATGATAGAATAACAATATAGAAAGAGGTGATTACATGAGCAATATTACTATCATAGATGTGGCTAATTATATCCTAGATAAAATGGGAGAATTAACTACGATGAAACTGCAAAAGCTCACATACTATTGTCAAGCGTGGTCTTTGGCTTGGGATGAAAAGCCACTTTTTGATGATGATTTTGAAGCATGGGCAAATGGACCAGTTTCAAGAAGATTATATGGTAAACATTCAGGTGATTTTATTGTAAAAAAGCCATATGATGATAATTATAAAAATTTATTCTCAGAAGAGCAGATAGATACTATGGACAAAGTTTTGGAGTTTTATGGCAAGAAAGAGCCATTATGGTTAAGCGAGTTAACACATCAGGAATTGCCTTGGATTGAAGCAAGGAGAAATGCAAATGCAAAAGTTGGTGAAAGGTGCGATGAGGTAATATCAAAAGAAACCATGCAGGAATATTATGGTGGGCTGTAATGAGAAAACAGAAAATTGTAAAAACAAAATGTAAAAATCAGTCAAAAGAAAAACAAATTTCATTAAATGCAGAGAAAACAGGATATGATGATAAAGAACCTGCCTGGAGATTTAATAGGTTAGATATAGAATATGAAAATTGGGATTTAGATTGGTGTGAAGATTTAAGAAAAAAATTAGCAGCATTTGAAGGTCAAAGTTGGAGAGAGATAAAACAAGCCGTAGGCGGAAGAAGTGCGGGTACTAATAGTCATTATGTCGGCTATGATAATTTAACTGATAAAGCGAAGAAGAGATTCGATAAGCTCAATCTTGATAAGGAGTGGAATTTATTTTCATTAAGGCTTAAGGGCAAAGAGAGAATCATTGGATATATTGAAGATGGTGTTATGCATATAATTTGGCACGACCAAAATCATGAAGTTGTAAAAACAACAAAACGAAATACTTAAAAATTAAGCAAAGGGAATTTATTCCCCTTATTTTTTAAATAAAAGACAGTATACCTAGTAAAACCAAAAAAATTGCGAGCTTTGTGAATGAGCGAGAAGAATTTTTAAGGTCGGAGTAGTAGTGTTGATAGACTAAATAACTCGTGAGTAGAGATTCGCGAGTTATTTTTTTATGCCGTCTAAGTTAGTAACATATTAGCAACAGAAGGGCCTTGCAATGTTGAAGTTTGAATGTTAGCAGTTTTAATTGTGTTAATAACTTGTAGATGATAAAACATTTATTGTCATTAAGATATAGAATTTAGACCTTATAATTTCTACTAAACTTGTAGATGATGCGATTAATAAAAAAGAAAATCAAATTTAGACCTTATAATTTCTACTAAACTTGTAGATCAGATGTTGACACAAAAACATATAGAAATTTAGACCTTATAATTTCTACTTATTGTAGATGCAGAAGAGCTGGGGCATTACTATACTGGAAATTTAGACCTTATAATTTCTACTTATTGTAGATGCGATAGTTGTTATAAGTCCTGTAAAGAAATTTAGACCTTATAATTTCTACTTGCTGTAGATAAAAAATCAATTTGTAATAGCATCCGGAAATTTAGACTATATAAATGCCCAATTCTACAGATGGATTCTGTTATAGGGACAGATAAAACAAGGTTAAAGATAAATATCCCAGTCGGTGGGCGAGAAAAAAACAACAAAAAAGTTTAAAAATGGCATTGACAGCAAAAGCACACTTTGGTATACTAAT